CGCGGTACGCAGACCCACATCGGTAATCGCCGTACCGTTGCCATCACCGGACCCGTCGAAGTTCGTAGAACCGTCACCGCCGATCTTGGCGGTTTCCCATACGTTCGTCAGGGACGGGGTAGCATTTCCAGATTGCCAGTAGTGACCCAGAAGCATCAGGTCTTGGTCAACCTGTTTTGCCAGAGCGTAACCGCCGTCATCGGTGTAGAACTGACGCAGGGACGAGTGAGCTTGCATTTCGGCAATATCCTCGTAGAAGCGCGAGTATTCGTAGTGCTTGTTGATGAGAACCTGGATTTCGCTGTTCGAGTCAGCAACAACCGTAACCAGAGTAGCCGCAGCCTTTGCAGAAGCAGCGCCACGAACAGGAACCGGCAGATGGACGGTATCGCCCTTCTTGCCTTTGAAGTTCATCTTGCGGGTGAGATTACCGACTACCAGTTTTGCTTTGTAGGCGGCGATTACTTCGTCGGACCACTGTTCGGGAACGAAGTAACCAGCGGTCGATACGGTGGTAATACCAGTTGGGTAAGCCATTTTGATTCTCCTAATTACTGATTAGTAGGCCCGTCCAACTGGAAGAATCAGGTCTTTACCTAACTCTACCTTCTCGGTACGCTGCATCAATCTCTGACTGCATCGAATCGAACTTGGACGGATCGCGCATTTTGAGGCGAATCAGATCAGTTCGTCTGTAGACTTTCTTGGAACTCTCGCCGGAACCTCCAGTTTCAACCGCAACAGATTGAAGGGTTTTGGTGCGGGAGGCTTTTTCCTCGTCCGGCACTTCTACCTTCTGCTTTTCAGTTTTTACCTGCTTCAGTTCTTTGTAGGTACTGAACAACTCGTCAGCAGCATCCAAGTCGAACGCATTGGCTTTCTGGAACAATTCGGTGCGGACTTTGCTTTTGGAAATCCACTCACCAAACTGCTGTTCTTGAAGAATCTGCCCGGAATCAGGGTGCTTCCTCTCAAACTCTGCCTTTGCCTGCGCCTGCCGTGCTAGAACCGCATACTGCTTTGCGGCCATCACTTCAGGGTTCGTCTCAATCTGCCTGCGAATTGCTTCCTGCGGATTCTCGAAGAAATCTACTTCCTTTACTGGTTCTGGTTCAGGCTGTTTCTTCAATTGAGACTTGATAAGTTCGTCGGCCAGTTTGCGGATTTCGCCTAGCTCGTTACCCTGTCGCCCCATCTCTTTACGGGCGTGCTGGGCAATTCTTGCAAGCTCTGCGACTGACATACCCTTGAATTCATCAGGGATTACGTCTTCCACCTTCTGTTCGACTGCGGCAGCTTGCTCTTTTGTGGTGTCCTGTTGCTCGACTACCTCAATTTCGCCAGCCTCTTCTTCCATGTCCTGAATCTCAGCCATTTGTTACTCCTTTTGCACGACCTCATGTAGTCGCTAGGTTATTGAAACGATTTATAAACCACTTCTTTGCAATAGTCAATAGCTATCTGTTTATCCACTGTGATAGCTCTTTTTACGCTTTTCTGCGGCATTCTTCTCCCGAATATCCGCCCACTTTGAGTAAGCTCCGGGGAATCCAGGGTCTGTTCCGTCTAGTGCAACTCTCGGCATACCAACCATCTTTACGGCCATTGCCCCGCAATCGCACTGAACGATCCTTATGTCAGTCTCGACAAAACGCTCAGTCTGTTTTCCGCAGGCTCCACAACTGAAATCTCTAAGAAGTTTGGGCATCTTCATCCTTTAGTTGCTGATAAGCCTGTTCGCTGACATCCCGCAAAGAGAGCATCCAGCGCATCATGGAAATCTCTCCGCGCCTGAAATGAAGGGTTTTCTCATCCTGAATCGAGGAAATGTCATTCGTGGCCTTTAGCATCTCCTCAACGTCTTCCATGAGTTGATACCACGGACGATCCCCCATCATTCTCAGGCGGAGTTCGTAATACTCTTGAAGTTCTGGCGTCATAGTGTTGGCTGATACCCTTCAATACTCATTGAAATCTTGATAGCGCCACCTGAAACATTGGTTGTCCTCAAAAGATAATTCGTTGAAGGGGCCAATATGAATTCATTTCCAAACCCGAATTCACCGCCTCCCCCGGTATGCTTGTCTCCCGCAGGAATAAGCCCGGTTCCGTTTATTTGAGTCCCAACCCCTGTTACAGTTGGCCCAGATGTAACAGTCGCATCAAATACCTTAGATGAACTTCTGTTGTGATTTGTCATTGAAACAGCAGCCCCAGCAACAGAGAATGTTGTTCCTTCGTATAGTTGAACAGTAGAATTTCCCGTAACTGTCACTGTGAATTTTGCATGAGTGGATTGCACTGCACCCTGAATAAGCATATCAAGGGCAACCGTATCAGCTAACGATGCGCTATATACCCCTCCAGAAAAGTACCTTCCTTCATGTACTTTCTGATGAGGATAGTCGATTGTCGTTGTTGTCGGAATCGGGAATACATCAATCATGTTCCGACCCTCGTTTCATTTCCGCTGATATTAAGCGTTATTCCTGCTCCTGATCCAATTCCTTGAATGAAGTCTCCTGTATTCAACACTTGATTTCCACTCCAATGAACGAGTGTATTCGCGGGAATGCTTACTGTTGGAAACATCATGTTTGTGGTATCAGCAGAGCCGCCAACAGGGACAAGGTGAAAAGCACAAGTCAAAGTTCCGGCAGTCGTGTTGGCAATGCAAACATCAATCACTTCGGCTTTCATGCCTGTGGGTACTGTATAGACGAGTGTGCCCCCACCTGTCGTAATAGCGCCTCTACCAAGTTTCTTCATGCCCATGCGCTCCCGCTCCAATAACTAGGACTTGCAGCTACCCAAGATGCATCATTCCACCGCTTTAACGGTTTAGCTTCCCATGCTGCACCAGTCCAGTATTTGATCCTTGATGTAGCTATTGCGCCCCAAGAATCTCCCCACGATGCAAGCCACGATCCACCCAATGAACTAGCCATTACGCCGGACCCCACTCCGTTCCAAGCTGTCCATTCCCTGTTCACCGCGCTCAATTGGGATCAGGGTTTTAATCTCAAGCGTTTTTAGCCGTGAATCGTACTTCTCAAGCGTTTTCCCGATCAATAGGGAAATACCCTTCAGTTTCGCATCCGTACTTACGTCCGGTCGCAGGAGTTCTATGACTCTCTGCAACATGACTATTCAACTTTTGCAGCATCGCTTAGATAAGCATCGTCTTTTGCTTGTTGGCCCTTTTTCATCTCCATTTGCATCTTTGCGATGTTCTCGTTACTGGTAATGTCCTTTTCCTTAATCATCAACTCAGCGATTCTTGCCCGACGCTCAAAGTCTTTTCCTTCCTGATTGTCATCAAGGTTGTTTGATAGGGCAGAAATCATCTTTGCCTTCGCCTCAAGTGGAGTAGCTTCGGCTTCTGCTTGTGCTTTGGCGGCTTCGGCTTCTTTCTTCGTGGCGTCTGCGTTTTTGACCTTCATATCCAGCATGGCAGACTGTTGTTGCATCTGTTGTACTTGTGGATCGGGTTGTGAAGATTTCGCCATCTGCTCCAGCATTTGCTCACGGTTACTCAATGAGGAATTCTTCAGAATCCCCTGCATCAGAACAGGAGTCAAAGGACTCTGCGCTCCCAAAGTCTGAATCAGGAACGCAAGCTGTTTCTGCTCATATTCCCTCGCTATGATTCCCAAACTTGCCGTAGGAATGAACTTCACATCAGTACTTGGATAGCGTTCAGGGGCGAACTGCATATACCGCCATGCGGCTTTGTAGATGAACGGAATCAGGAAGTCTTCCTGGAAGTTCACCAATGTCCGTTTGTACTTCTTGATCATCGTGGCAGTCGCCATATCCATCGACTGACCATCTCTCGCTACCTGAGACACACTACCGTTGGAATCAATTGTTCCGGTCGCCATCAGCAACATGCGCTCGAATTCCTTGGAAGTCGTCATTGCTGCGCCATCGTTAGTACCGAAATGGAACGGGAACACGATTTCCTGCGGTGCGCCATTTGTCAGAATGGCTTTGCCTGGCTTGACCTCGAACTTGGCCCCACGGGGCCAGCGGGTAGCGTCAATAGCTACCATTGGAGACACGGTAAGGGCAAGTGCGTCCATGTGGCTTCTCATGGAACCATCCACCGCAGACTGCATATTCGTTGCTTTTTCAGCCGTTCCACGCCCTAGGAGCCTGTTAGGGACGGTATCCGCCTGATAACAAATAACAGGCCGGTCTTTCATCATGTAGGGGGATTCTTCGGCTTTCAGAAGAGTTCCATCGTTGGCGATCACGATAATCGCCTCAACCATGTCGGAATAGTCTTCCATTCCGCCTTCAATGCCTTCAATCTCTACAAATTCCTCTTTTACGAGGTATTCCCTCGGGACAAGACCGTAGTACGTAAGCAGTTTTACCTTGTCATCCTCGAAATTCCGTGCTTCCTGAGTCGATTCAATCTCATCAGTGTCATACATTGAACCAATATCGACATTCAGGTATTTTCCAGACTTGATGCCTTGTGCAATCTTGTGGATACCGACATATCGTTCCACAGCTACGCCCATACAGTCGTCAATTGACGTTCCATTGGGATCGAACAGGAAATTCCTAGGATTCACAGGAACCAGCTTGACGGAAATACGGTCTTTTTCGCCTACACCATACGCAATCTGCACCTGATCTACTGGCACTTGCATTGGTTTGTATTGTTTTTCGCTGGAAACCGTGATTTCAGCTATACCCGTACCGAAAATCTCTCCCAAAAGAGTTATCTGGTCAATACTTTTACGGATTTTGTCTTGCGCGAAGTCCTCATATAGCTTCGCTTTCATCACTTCTACATCAACAGGACCATTCTTATCTTCAATATCGTCCTTGATGTCGAAGAACTCCCCTTGCCCGAAGATGGCTTCCATAATCTCGGCATGGCGTGTTTCAATGGCTTGTTGTGTCGCAGGACTAATGACCCTGGATCGTTCTGAAGCCCGGTTTCTGTCTTCAGCATCCCAAATACCGCGCCAGATACGTTCGTATTTGTCCCACTCATCCTGGAAATTCTGATCTCGGTACTCGCGCCACCTATCGGTGTGGTCTACAACAAAGGTCGTAAGTTCTTTGTCTGAATCAGTGGGTTCGTAGAAGTTTGAAGGCGGTTCTTCCATAGACGGATCAACAATCTCCGCACCAGTATGCTCAAAGTTGATATCGTCAGCCATCTACTACCCTTTCAGATTTTCGATAGTTATACCCTATCAACTAAAGATGGTCAATAGCCTACAACAACATCAAGGATTTCAGCCTCTTCGCCTACATCCTGATCTTTTGCGTAAGTGGTAATAACCATGTTAGCAACAAGGGAAAGGCTGTCGATCAGATCGTCGTGAGCCTTCGGGCTAGGGAAACTTACATACTCTTTCTTGAACTGAGTCCAGTCTTCCCTTGAATTCAGCGTAATTCTTCCATGTTCAAACAACCCCTGAAGGTTGTACGTGATCCGGTTTGTCTTTGATCCGCTGCCAATAGGGATAGCTTCAATGTGGGCATAGACGTTGTTTTTCCTCATCAAGTCATCAAGATAAGGCTGCAAGGCTCTTTGCAGGCTACCCTTCTCAATCCCTACCGACATGGGTTTATGGCTTCGGATCGCCATCAGAATCCGTGTAGCTGTCTCTCGGACATCCCACCGGCCATACTCGATCTTCCTGACCCACCACTTCCCATCATCAGACACATGAACCACCGCGATAGCGGAGTTATCCAGGTGCTTCTTCTTCCCATGATCCTTCACTTCCTCAAAGCCAGCAGGGTCTACGGCTATGTAAGTATCGTACTGTTTTGGAGGGTTTTCACTGTACTTTAGCCAGCTTTCCTTAAACACATCCTCGGACATGCTCTCGAAGCTCGCCATGTACTCCCTTTGAAACGCCATGGTACTCATGGACCTCTTGGCGTTATCTATCTCATTCGGATCAATCAACTCATTATCGTAGGTCGTCAGATGCCATGACTTCCACTCAGGGTCTTCTCCTTTAACCCCTCTCTCGTAATACTCCCTGAACAATGAATCCCCGCTGTCAGGAGTCCCAATAAACAGCGCCCCACCTTTCAAATCAGAAAGACTGGGGCGAATAATATCTTCCCACACCATCGGCTTGATGTCCTTGAACTCATCAATCACCGCATCGTATACCTTCATCCCTCTCAACGCATCAGGGTTATCACTCCCCCGTATCCGTATCTTCACCCCATTCACCAACGTCAATTCCCCATCATTCACATTACTTTTCTTCGTTACTTTATACGCCGTCCTCACCAACAAATCCCACATCAACGTCTTTGCCATTCCATACGTAGGCGCTACATACAATACTGTCGCATCTACATGCTTACACTCCAACCCCTTCACTATCAACCGAACACAACTCCCCATCGTCTTACCACAACGCCTTCCAGCTACAACTACCTGGAATCGCGTCTTGTCACAGAAAACCTCCTTTTGCCATTTCAACAACTTGAAATCTAAGGAATCAGACATATCAGCCCTGTGGATAACTTATCGTTTTCACCGTTTCCTGAGTTTAGGGGTCTAGCTATTACTCTTACCATCCCCATCTGCCCCTCCCCCCCCCTCATGCTCAATGGTAACACCTGCCTGAACATCACCTATGTTGATGGTGATCCCGCCGAACCCAAAGGATGTTGGAGCTTCCTGCTGCCCCCAGATGCGGCGCTGCTCCCTCTCTGCTCTCCAAGCGTAGGCCTTCCATAGTGCGGATGCTGCTGATGCTCTTTGAGCGCGCGAGGTTGCGTCTTCATGAGTGGCAGCCTCCAAGATCATCTGTTCGGCTTGGTCTAAACGTGTTGCGTGGTACTCGATCTGTGCTTCTAGGTATTCGGGATCGTCTTTAAGGCCGCGAGTGATTTGGGACTTGTGGCAGCCTAGTTCCTTTGCGATTGAGGCGGCGGTTTCGCCGTGGCTGATACGGTGAATAATTTCGTCGCGGTGCAGTTGAGCTATTGGAACTGATACGTTAGGCATGTTGTGTTATCCCATAGAACCACGCTCGCCATGAGGGCGAACGATTTAATTGATCTTAGCGGCGCGGCGTTTATACAATCAGGTCTAGCCTGTCTTGTGCCTTTGTGTTGCGGCCTTGGGCTGCTTTGCTTTCGCATTCTTGCCCTGTTTATGCTTACGCGGACTGAGCTATGGTCCCGCTGGTGCGCCAATCAATTGAGTCTGTATTGCCTTTTCCTAGGTTGCATTCCCTGCACAGTATTTGCAGGTTGTTCAGGTCTAGCTCCAAGTGCGGATACTTTGACCTTGGTTTGATGTGATCCACGTGCAATTCTGTATTCGTCGCGCCGCAGCAATGGCAAGTTTTGCCGTACAGCTTGTAGGCCTTGTAGCGAAGAATCTGCCATTCTTGCGTATCGTAAAACTTACTACCCAGACCAGGCCGGTATGGAATGATTGCCCGGCGGTAATTCTTTGGTTCCTTCGCCCTCTTCGCCTTGGGTTTCTTTGGAAGCTTTGGCAGGCCTTTCTTTACCTGCTTTGCCTGATCGATTGCCCATTGGCGGCGGCGCTTCTTGTCGGCTTCGTGTAATTGCCGATCCCGCGCAGCTTCAGCGGCCTTGACATCAACTAAATACAGCCTTTGTCCCATGCCTTAGATTCTACCTATCAATTTCATCTTGTCAATAGCCTGCCAATTCTCAAATGTGCCCTTTTTCGTCACTTCGATACCAATCGCGGCACATTAGCTAAGTCATTGATAAGCGCGGATTCTGCGCTTTTCATGTGATCATTTACGTCACGTCGTCTTAGTGGGCATTCTGCTAACTAGTTGATTCTATTGTATTTCAATATCTGGCACGGTGAGTGCATGTAATAGGGCAAGACAAACAGGAGAATCAATCATGACCGACAGATCAAAACAGCTACAAGCTACAAGACAGACCATTCTTGACTTGCTGAACTCGATGGGTCCGTGCTGCGTGCTGGATATTATAAGCGAGTGCAAAGAGCAGGCTTATGCGGGAATGATTCCTCTAGCCATCAATCAACTAGTAATCGAGCAGGCTATCTACTTTGACCACGATAGCGGCACGTTTGATACGATTTCCGACTAACCATAGCAGTCTGACTAGATAGGGGATTTAATCATGAGGGTTACAGTCTTTCAAGTCACTGAATACGATGTTGGCTATAACGGCAACACCCGTCGCGACGTTGGCAAATGGTGCGTAGTCTCATGCGGCTGCACATATTGGCGCAAAACAGAATCCGATGCGCGAGAATTGGCTGCATACATCAGCTAGACCCTAGCGTAAAGCCCTTAGGGGCTTTCCGGTGGCGTTTAGACCATCAATTCTATAGGGGTAAGATCATGAAAACCACAATCAGCCAATCCGCTTTTATTGACGCATTCCGCCGTTATGACCGTTATGAGCAATTCGGTTATGACGCGCTCTGTAGCCTGTTCGATTACATGGAACAGATGGAACAGGATACCGGCGAAGAAATCGAGCTTGACGTAATCGCGCTCTGTTGCGATTACAGCGTCGACAGCGTTGAGGACATCGCCAGCAGCTACAGCATCGACATCGAAGGCATGGACGATGACGAAGCGCGGGAAGCTGTTCTCGACTACCTAAACGACAATACTACGGTAATCGACGAAGACTGTAACGGCCAGATTCTCTACTGTTCCGCGTTCTAAGGGGTAAAACATGAACATATGCAAACAAGCCCGCATCGCCGCCAATATCGCCCGTCTGTGGCCTTCCCTTGGCCGGGAAGCTGGGAACCAGATAGCGGCCCGATTTGGGGTGAATCCTTCGATTCTGACATTGGCCAGGATACTGGCAGAAAGTGAGCGTTCATCGTGAGTGCTTGCATTGAAATGACAGCGGATAGCTATTGGAAGCAAGGACAGAAAGTTACCGGGTTCTATTGCGGTAAGGCTTTTACGGGAGTTATAAACAATAACACTCGCCCAACTCCAGATGGAAGAAACGTAATTTTTGGGGTAACTCTTGATTCTCCAATTGAAGTATTCGGACAGATGCGCGAACGGATCGAGATTAGTCCGCGTGTTTATGGGTTTCACGCCGATAAAGAACATGGAATATATCAATTCTAAAGGTGGGGACAATGGACATTGTTGAAAAGCTGAGAAACAACAGCGGGTCGCATATTTCAGGAACATATGACGTGGATGCAGCAGATTTGATTGATAACCTGCGCAGCACTATCCGAGAATTTGGAACTGTTGTAATCGAATACTTGGCCGCATATGACGCAGCATTAGACCCGAAAGCTGTTGGCTCAACTTGCCGACTTATTAGGGCGGAAAGCAATTTGCGCTACATAGTCGGCGCTGGTGATACGGTGACTAAGCCATGATCCCCTACTCTCACCACATCATTGCCCAGGGTAAGGCTATCTGTGAAGCTTTCGAGATGGCTCGCCCATTCTCTGACCGGATTACGCATAGGTCGTTCTTCTGGTTTCCTACCCGTAAACCCCAATGACTCCTACCCATCAACAAATCCGCGATGTACGGGCTTTGCTCGGCCTAACTCAAGCCGAAACCGCCAAGCTGCTGCATATGGCGCTACGGACATATAACGATCAGGAACGAGGCAAGGCTAAGATGCCTGGCGCAGCATGGGAATTGATGCAGATTAAACTAACCGAAAGGATCGATAAATGACAATCAACGGCCAGCTTATTGTTTCTGCCTATGCCTTCGCGCTTGGCGCCATATTCGGCTATTGCGTGAGGATGTTTCTAGGGTAAAATACAGTCTCCCCCTAGCGGCTGAAATGCCGCTTTTGACCCGGTTTGAGTTTCTCGCCGGGTCTTTTTTTGTCTATCACTTAAGCATGTATGTTAGCACTCACTTACATCAATACCATTGTGCAGCAATTGATTCCGATATGACAACAACTGTATGTAAGTAATCACTCTCACATAAAGCCGAGCCAGCGCTTGTCAATACCTTTTTCGCCAGCATCCAGCCGCATAAATCCTAGCTATCGCAATCAATATCACGATAGTAAGCACTGACTAACAGGATTTCGATAAAAAAGTAGATATATACTGACAAATATCGGGTTTTTGCTAAGGCTGCAACCCTCCCGAACAACAGGGGATTAGCTCTCATCCCCTAACCCCTTCTCTCAAAACGTTGCTACTGATTGTCAACTAGTTGCTTGACAATGCTTTCAGCTTGGCTTTGTACTCAGCCTCGATCTGTTGACATTCTTCTCGCGTCCACTTCCTTGACCGTGGCGCATTCTTGAGTCGGTCGGCTTCCTCTTGCCCGATCCTTGCGGGTAGTCTCATGGCGTACTCGGCTTGATTTCCGCCTAGATGGATGTTGCACTGATTACACTGCTTATGGATGTTAGCAGGGTCAAACCGTAAAGCACTGGATGCGCCGACAGATATATGGTGGCCCGCATGAAATGCCTGAGCTTCAAACCTCCCACAAGAAATACAGCCCTGTTCCCTATCCCTAGCCAGTACCCACGAATTACAAGCCTTCTCTGCCTTTTTAAGCCAGTATTGCAAGGGCTTTAGTTCAAGTTTGCGCTCTTTGATCCGCTGGCGCTCGATCTTGTCCTGCTTTTCCTGTTCTTTTGCCTTCCTGCTGTCGATCAATTGTTGCGCGCAAGATGGAGAACAAACCGTCTGTAACGGTCTGGCAGGGGTAAATAGCTGCTTACAGTTCCGGCATTTTTTCTGCTTGACCCGCTTTAATCCGAAAACCCCCATTATGGCATCAGCCTGCGCATTCATAGGTTTTTTATTGCGCGATCCGCGATCTTCAATGCTTCCCTGATTTCTACAGAACACCCCTCACAATTAGGCGCTTCCGGGCCTAATACATTAACAATCTGCATCAGAGCATACTTCATCTTCAGGGCGTGCTCCAAAGCGTCCTTGACGAATACATGGTTGAGTTCATCCATGATCTTGCGTGTTTTGTCTTTCATAGTTCCTCTCAGGGTTTCCTGGGTTTTAGTAGGTTAACAAGTTGATTTAATTACGCTTCGACTTGTTTGGAATCCGTATATTCAGGCGTCCGTGCTGTAGAACTTACGTTAGAGCGCATCAACGCCATTGACCAGCGGGCCGCCGACGAATCCAACGAGTGACGGTGCCCATCCGCCCTGCGCCACGCGCAGCCAGCCTTCATAGCCTGCCGTGCTGTCTCCACATGCGCTGGCCCCCGTGTCGGTCAGCCATCGCGCCAATTCTTCAGGTGTAGCGAATGCCGGGCTTATCGGCGTTCCCTCGCTGGTGTCCTCGTACATCATCAGGTGCGTGCGCTGCTCTACTGGCCAGTCCGGCGTGTAATCATCCCGGTGCGGGCGCTGGCCGCTGTACTGCTCGTAGGTCATGGCGCGAGTCTCTGCGTCGGTGCAGTGGTCTGGCCGCCATCCGGCCTTCCACTTGGCGCATTCCTCATCCCATTCGTCCACAGCGGGCTGGTAGCGCTGGCCTGGATACAGCGGTTTGTAACGCTCCACCATGCGGCCCGTGCGCCAGTCCGGCACTTGTTCCTTCGGGTGTTGCCAGTTGGCCGGAACTCGTCTTACTTCTCTTCCCATCGTTCTCTCCTAGTTGAAACAGCGCTCTAACACGGCGGTCAACAGCGACCGCGCTGAAGCGCGGCGCGTTACCTTATGCGTTCGGCGTCTTCATCGCGGCATCGATCGCAGCGTCAAGATCGTCTGAGCGCAGAGTGTCTCCAATGCCGTCGATTACGCTCCAGTGCTGGCCTCGCCGCAGTAGCCTGTAGCGCTCGGCGTCCAGTCGCAGTTGGTCCGCTTCTGCCGTAACAATATCCCCGTATTTGTGCTTGCCGGCATGTCCTTTCTCAAGTACACATGCGGACGGTCCGGCAAAGCCCTGCGATCCACAAAAAGTCATGTTCTATCTCCTTAGTTACCATACGCCGAACCCATCCATCAACCCGGACGCAAGCGATAAGGCCGCTTGCGCCGGTTATGTCAAACGTTATCTCCCAATTTCACACCGTGTGATATAGCAAAAGCTGTTGCATACTCGATAAGGCTTGAGCTTCGTTTCTTGCTCATCAGCGCAGTTGATTCCCGGATGTTCACGAATTCAGACTCTAATCCAGGCACTACCTCTGCTCCTTCTTTTGTAGCTATAGCATGACCAGAAACAAGTAACACCTTCCACTGCGCTGCTGTTCTCGGCTTACCAGCCCATTGAAGCCCTGACTTGGCTATGTCTCCCACGATGGCATGAAACCGTGCGGACTGTTCTAGGCTTCTAGTCGGTTCAGATAGGCGCACAACGTATCCATCAGGAGATGAATCAATGGCGTCCTTCGCAAGCTGTCTAGCCTGTTGATGGGCTAATCTGAAGAATTGTTTAGCCATGATTTTTCGTGTTCTTCCGCGATCTTGGCGCATTCCTCGAATGTACCCTTTTCGGCTAAGAGTTCATTGTTGAACCATAGGCGGTAGCCAAGATGCCCATTCACCGAGTATTTCCCGATCCGATAGGGGTCAGAGATTACGCCGTACATTGATTTACGCTCCCACTTCAAAATTGAACATCGTCTGAAAACCGCATGAAGTCGGGAGAGTAGAAAAGCCCTATGTTCCCTTCCCATTCCCCATTTCTCTGCTTATCACAGATCAGCAGGCAATCAGGCTCATCAATCAATGCAAGTTTATTGGCTTCCTTCTTCTTGTTTCTCCATACCGTAATCACGTTGTCGACTTGGTCTGTTATCGTCCCAGTCCCTTTAACGTCCATCTTTCCGGGGGGCGCTAGTTCATCCTTTGCCTTCCTCGAATGGGCTACAAGGTGGATGTGCATTCCGGTATCCCTCCCGATTGAGCATATCTGGTCAAGGAAATGCTTTTGGCCGTTGTAGTCATCTTCTCCAATCCCGCATTTCATCAAACTGTCAATAATGAAATGATCGGCCTTCAATACGTCAGCGCAGTACCTTAGAACGGCAAGCATGGTCTGAGACTTCACCGCGCCAACTTGGTCATATAGCCAAAGGTGTTTGTCGGTCCATGTGTGAAACTGCCCAATAGCATCGGCGCTCGGAATCTTCCCGTATTCCTGTCGGCACATCCTGGCGAGAGTTATGTGCGGCTTCATTTCCATAGAAGCTATGATGATCCTCTGCCCCTGCCGGATGAATCCTAGACACGCCTGACCAAGTATCAGGCTTTTACCGTGACCATTCATCCCGCCCCATAGCGTGACCTCGCTCGGCCTGAATCCTATTTTACCCGCTGCCTTTGACCACGGGAGAGACTTACCATGATTTATTCCATTCCCGTGGAAGTAGTCAATCACAAGGTCTTTGTATTCGACCGCACTTCTTACCTTGTGTTCCGCCTCTGTTTCATTCAGGTAGGCAGAGAAATCTATCGTGTCGTTTATGAAGTGTGCCACGTCTTATCCCCGAAGTCTTTTACTCCATGATCCCGATGCCAGAAATAGCCTATGTCACTCCCGTAATCAGCGCACATCACAGTTATTTCCTCGGCGTATCCTTTGAGCTTTTCAAGAACGTCAGCAGAAAGCTGGTTCCACGATCCAGAGTACAGGGTTATCTGCATATCCTTGAAAGCCCGGAAATCATCATGGGCCACCGACTCATGTACGGTAAGTTCCATATCCTCAAAGTCGTTGATGTATTTCGGACGCTTGTAGGGGCATTCAATTGATACAACCAGGCTTCGCGGACGAAGCCCTGCTTTTCTAAGCGTTAGCAAGTGATGAAGTCCTTCGATCATATGTAGGGAACCGAGATTGAGGATTGCGAGTTGATAACTCTTGGGGCTTTGTCCTGCGCCCTCGATAGCCAACCATTGATGAATCTTGCCCACTGTTTTTTTGTGTTCTTAGGATTTGATAGAATCCATGCCGCCGCTTTAGATAGTTCAACTTCAATGTTCAAAGCAGGGTATGCAGCTTCCCACGCTTTTAGATGGCCGTTTATATTCTGAAACTTGATACCGTCGAACACGATTTTTTCGTGTGAGATAGAAGAACTTGGTTCTTGGTTCTTGGTTCTTGGTTGCAACCCACTGGGTTCCTGCTGGGTTCCTGCTGGGTTAGCTAAAATAACCTGCTGGGTTTTCTTTGGCCTCCCGCCTAGCTTTCCGTTGATTCTGGAAACTTCTGCAAGGCGTTTATATGCCTTAATTTCAGCATCGCAGCGCGAATTGTGCCAGCAATTATCATCTTCAAGAGTGAAGAATTCGGTAAGAATTGACTCCAAAATTAACCCAGAAGAACCCAAGCGTAACCTGCGGATAACCTGCTGGGTTTCGTTTGGTATTGGTTGTTCTGTCTCCATATATAGGTCGATCAGTCGTCGATAAACGCAATCTTCGATCAGATCAAGGTGAGCGGTAGCTCGTATGTAATCCCCTACATGGAAAGGATAGTGGTGCATAGTCAATTCACTTTGGGGTCAGCCGACGTGCCGGGTGAGAAATGCCCGGCCAAATGATAGACGAACGAGGCCACGCCAGATCAATCTGGTGTCGGCTGACGCTAAAGAAAACTGATTGTAGTGCAGCATTATTTTCCTCGTTTCGTATCGGATTTCCAGCCCGACACAATTACTATACGCCTACTTTTTCAGGGAAGCAATCAACTTTTCCCGCATCTTCCTGACCAGGATCAACCGTTGAAGCTGATTCCATCGCTTCATTTGGTATTTTGTGACCATTTCAACTCCTTGCAGGGTTTATCGGATTGTTTACTGTACTGATTCATTTAATGTCAAAGACTTACAGTTTGTCGATGGAAAGGTTATGCAGCACGGGTGCTGTAGAACTTACGTTAGGTGCCTTGGGTTCGCACCGTTTGCTATTCCGTACCACAACCCAAAAACAGTGCGTGTTCTTGGCGTGGTGCGCCCGTTGCCACCGTCCGCTTTTCAGGTTCCCGCCGCAGGGGTCGCGCTTGATAATCAGGTCACACGGCATCAACCCGGCTTCGCGCACCGCCGCGTTGAACAGTTCAAGGTTCCACTGGTATTTGTGGTTGTGGACGTAATCCTTGATCTTGGCGAAAACCAACCCGTCATGCTTCAGCACTCGCTTGGCTTCGGCCAAAAACGGCGCGTGCAGTTCGCCCACGTTGTCCGCCTTCACGCCCTTACCGAGTCCGTAGTCCTTGCCGTATCGTGCCAAAGACTGAGGGCTTGCCGCTGCGTCTGGTAGATGCGGCGGGTCATACACCAGAACGTCCACCGTGCCGTCAGCATCAGGCATGTCGTGCCAGTGGGCAACAACATCTGGCCGCATCGCCGGGTCGCGGTCGTAGTACGCCACCTTTGCGCCGGTCGCGCTGCCTTTCCACATCCTGCGAGCGTTGCAGCAAACATCAATCACCCGCTTCGCCCTCGGCGCGTAAAACTCAAACATCGCGTCAAGCAGAGCATTGTCCTTGCCAATCCACACAGACTCCAGCCGCTTAAAAGTCGGTTCTGGCGGTACGGCACCTAACACGTCGGTCAAGTCGGACGTGCCGCATGTGCCTCCGTCAAACGCTTGCAGTTGTTCCATCTTCATCGCTCCCTTTTAGTCCTGTGGCGGCACGCCGCTTACCTTGGCGTTATGCCGCTTCATACGTCGCCTCGAAGATGTCAGGCTTGCACGGGTACAGTTCTCCCTTCACGCCCTGGATTACCCAGTCTCCCCACGAAACCAAGTGCTGCCCTTCGAGCGTGCCAATCGAGAGCGTGCCGTCGCCGGTGCCGGCTTCTGTCGGGTACAGCGATCCGGGCGTTTCGCGCTCAAGTTGCCAAGCGCGGTGCATCCATTCCGGCCAATCGGCATTGCTGGCCCTGCGTTCTTCGGTCATCTTGAAGGCTTCGATCACTACGGGCTTCTTGCGAAATTTCAGGTTCATGTTTTGCTCCTTGGTTAAAAGTCGGTTCTGGCGGCACGGCTGCATAACACGTCATTCAACCGGACGCCTTCGGCCTGCCGGCCTCGTCGCCGGTTAATTCGGCGTTTGGGCGTCAAAACACCGTCTGGTGCTTTCTCAGCCCCGTTCCACGACAACTATGGCATGTTCCATATCCAAATTCGTCGCAGTCGTCCCACATTGGGTCATCTACCTCTCGGTAGCCTTCTCCGCCACAATGGGTGCAAGCCCATTCCTCGTCGTCGTATTCGCAGTCATCATCAGTGCCGCCGCCCAACCCGGCAGTCGAGCGGGACTGCGGTTCATCAGTCTTCGTTTTGTTTTCAGCTTTCATCGCCGCAGCCCCTGATTTTTGCGTTGGGGGTGATGCTGTGGCCGCATCGTTCGCACTTGAGGCAGTCGATCAGTTTCCCCGGCCCTTCTGGCGACATCGTGACAACTGGGCCGCCAGCAAAATCCGGCGATCCTCCGTAAGTCTGAGCAATCGCCTTGCTTGGCTTCATCGTGCCGCCGCATCTCTGGCAAACCGTGAAGTCGTCGTTGTTGCAGCCGCACGGGCAGTCAGCCCAATGCGACGGGTTGTAGATGCCGCCACCTTCGTTTGTCATTCCTCACCCCCAACACTTCCGTCAACCGGAGCCGCGCGATGATGCCGCGCGTCCCGGTTACGTTCGACGTTAGTTTCCAATTTGCTTCGCCCTTTGCGGGGAGACGTTAAGAATTAATCCTATCTCCTTCCACGTTTTAGGCGGCTTCATAGACCGTAAGCCGCGAACCATCTTGCGACGTTCTTCGGCCTGCTTCTTAACATTCTTTTGGTAAAGATATTTTTCCATGAACGAATGCTATCACATCAAATAGTTCTTGACAAGCCCTTTTTATTCTGTAGAATGATGAAACATCAGCACAGCGCATTGACCAAGCAACAACTGGTACTAGCTCCGCTATAAGGCCATAGATCATGCGATCACTGATAAGCGTCTGATGAAGCGGAAGCAGAAAAACAATTGTGTCACGCTCATTCTGTAGGATGTTTCTGGTTCAGCCTACAGTCTTACCTGGTAACTAGATGCGGCCATGTTGCGCGGGGGCATGGTCAAAGGTAAGCGGGGCTTCCAAGACTTACGGCCCTGTTAGCCCGTGCCAATTTTAGATAGTTCAGTTAGTGGATCGAGTTAGCGCGGCGCGTAGTCGCGGTCTAACCAGCGAGATTGGATGGACTGGTTATCCACCTTTTGACTAGCTCGGTCCTCTAACTGCATTACAACAGGAGAAAGAAATGTCTAAAGAGTACGCAGAAAAGTTTTCCGAATCACTCTTCGTGATGATGAACGGGATCAACAGAGTCCGCGCGGCTGAAGTTCTCGACAAGATGGAAATGGATGCACTCAGGGCCAGGTTCGAGGAAGATAATAAACTTGAAGGCCGGAGACTCAACCGCGAAGCCCACGTTGACGACAGGCGGGAAGCTTCCGAAGTATGGGAGCGGATGCAGGAGCCGTGATTAACGCAGAGTTTGGCATCCTAGCTATTATGGAGAATAGACATGGATTGGACTGACGTTGAGATGGAACTTGGCGCAACTGGCCGCGATGATTTGGCCGAGTGGTGCAGCGACGAGGTTGCGAGGCTGACAAAGGAGCGGGACGCTGCGTTTGCTATGAGCCGATGCGAGTGCTCAAGCGATGAGGCGTGCCGCAACATTTCCAAGTTGCGTGAAGCCCTAGACACGGTATCTAGGGTGAGCAATGACCCGGCGATTGTGGCGTGCGCAAAGCACGCCCTGTTGGGCCACATGGGTAGTGAACGATGAAACTACCAAAGCAATGGCTGTATTGGGCGCAGAAGGCAGGGTTAAGGCCGGAGCGTAAGCGAGGACGAGGCAACAAACTTTACCTCGTAGGGAGGTCGCGGAGGTGGCGCGTGAACTGCCACAACGAATTTGAATGTTCCTGCCCGCTAGAACACTTCGACAGGTGGGCGAACAGTCGCGGCGCACAGTTGGGCGGAACACCAAAAACGGAAGCAGAATTTTTGGCTTCTGTGCGCGAACTGCGCGAACGGTCGAAGGATGCACGATGAGGGATAACGTGAAGTTAACTGGCGTGCCGCCCACGGACGCCACAAAGGAGCAGAACCATGAATGACACACAGAGCAACAACGAAACATCGAGCGGCATGTCCGCGTTGGACGACGGGCTAGATGGCTCGGCACGGATTGAGTACAGATACCTGAACATGGACACCGGGCGCTTTCACGAAACGCAGGAGGCCATGGTGAAATTCCTCGGTAAGGGATCGCTGCTTCGGGCCATCCCGAACTACCAGCACAACCAGTGCTTGATAGCTGGCGGGAGAAAAGAATTCTCGGAAGCGGCGGCGGTTCTCAAGTGCAAACGTCTGACGGGGATTCTGACTTTCAAGGAGAAAGAACATGAGCAACAAATTCACCGCGATTTACACCGACTCTTGGATGAGTGGGAGCCATCGCATGACGCTGCCTAAAATGAGGCGCACGGAACAGAAGGATGGCGAGACCGTAGCCGACATGCTGCGGCGCGAAGACATCGAAGACAGCGCCGTGTATCTGTTCCACGGGCACCCGCTGATGCAGGGCGAGGAGCCGCAGGAATACGAGCAGGCATGGCTGAACGCGGCATGATGGGAAAGAGGGCTAACGCAAAAAGTCAGGCGACTGACGCGGCTTTATCGCGGCAGGTCGCCTGCACTGACGGGTTAGCGGTTTTTAGGAGCGAGAACGATGGATTTCTTTTGCAGAAGAACACTTGAAGATGATGGACGCCGCGAGCAGCCGATGCCCGACCGACTGGCTGACATGGAGGCGGCCGGACACAGGCTGGCGCTTGAGCTTGAGTGCCTGCTGATGGACACACAAGACCTGCCGATACAAAGCCGCTGGTGGAGCACAGCGCTTGATGCTGTAAGCGAGTGGCAAAAATTGTTCCCGTACAACGGGCCGAGATTGGGGGACTGAAGTGGACTATGTAATTTCAGCAAGCTACGGCAACGACTCGATGGCGATGATTCGATGGGCCTACGAGCGCGAGCTAAAGAATGTGGTGGTGGCCTACTGCGACACCGGCTGGGCTGCGCCGGGATGGTGGCAAAAAGTCGGCGCTGGCGAGACGGCGGCAAAGGCGATGGGGTTTGAGGTTGTGCAGTTAAAGAGCCTTGGAATGCCTGAACTGGTGAGGACGAAGCGCGGATTCCCCGGCAACGGAAAGCAGCAGTTTTGCACCATGCACTTAAAGGGCGTGCCGTTTCTGCAATGGATTGATGAGGCAGACCCCGATTGCAAAGCAATGGTGATGGTAGGCAAACGCCGCGAAGAAAGCCCAGCGAGAGCGAACACCCAGGAATTTGTTTATAACTCGGAGTACCACGGAGGCCGGACGCTCTGGCACCCGCTGTACCTGCACACCGAAGCCGAGCGCGATGCGCTTTTGCAGCGGGCCGGGATTGAGAAACTGCCGCACCGAAGCAAGGAATGTAGCCCTTGCGTGAACGCGAACCGTGGCGACTTCCTCCGGCTGACACCCGGAGAGATTGAGCGGGTGAATGATCTTGAGGTTGAGATTGGACGCCCGATGTTTCGCGCCAAGCGGTTCGGGGCGATGGGGATTCACGGCGTAATGGTTTGGGCCAAAGAAGGCCGCGACCGTGGAGATTTTGAGGACGAAGAGGAATCCTGCTCCGGGCTGTTCGGGTGCGGGACATGACCGCTAACGCCTAGCTAACCGGCGCGGGCGGCTTTATCGCCTGCGTCCGGGTTGAGCGACGTGTTAGCAGGCAAACGAAAGGATGATGATGGCTGAGAAAGTGACAATCGGGAATTGCGAACTTTGGCACGGCGACTGTTTGGAGATACTGCCGACCATGCACAAGGGCGATGCCGACATGCTGCTGACCGACCCGCCCTATGGTGTGGCGTTTGTTGGCCGCGCTGGAGTGCATGAGGTTCTGCAAAACGACCACAAGGGGTTTGATGTTGCGCCGTACATTGACGCGGCACTGAAGGTCTTGCGGCGCGGCAGGCACGTTTATGTCTTTGGGCCGCTGGACGTTGCGAAGCACGCGCTTTGCTCTGAGATTGAACTGATTTGGGACAAGGAAATGTTTGGCCTTGGGAATCTCGAAATACCGTGGGGGCCGCAGCATGAGCGCATTACGTTCGCCATCCACGAAATAAGCAAGGCGAACCGCGACAAGGGGTTTGGTTCTTTGGCCGCAAGGCTTCGCCGTGGCAGCGTGTTGCGGAGCCTGCGCCCACACAGCGGGCGGGCGAAGTTCCACCCGACAGAAAAGCCGCTGGACATTCTGGCGCAGATGATCGAGAGCAGCACCACGATGGGCGAGACTGTTCTTGACCCGTTCATGGGGAGCGGCAGCACACTGGTTGCGGCAGTTCTTGAGCGGCGCAAGGCGATAGGGATTGAGATTGACCGGAAGCACTTTGACACGGCTTGCCGCCGAGTTGAGGAAGCGCAAAAGCAGGACTGCATGTTTTTCACAGAAGTCGGCGCTGGCGATACGGCGGTGCAGGGCGACATGCTTTTGCCTGCTAACGTGTGATATACATCACGCAATAAATTTGTAAATTAACTTGACTTGGAGAATATTACGTGCCTACAATACCGGCAGACATAAGAATAAGCGTTAAACGCAAAGACAAAGCTACCCGTAAAATAGAACTCGTAGGGATACCTTTCTCGCAAAAGTTCTGGATCAGGATTGATGGTAAGAAGTCTCAGAAAACGGAAGCTGTATCGCTAACAGAAGTCACTCACAAACTTCGTCAATGGCTATGCCAGGGGGTAAAGAAATAATGGAACCGTTCGACATGGAACACATCATGGATGAGGCTGATTACAACGCCAGAATGCAACAGGAATCCGAGGCCGAACTTCACTTCGCCCTGCTGGATGCCATCGAACAAGCTAAACAGATTGGACTGCCGAAAGACTTGGTTCTCTTGTTGTGCTACGCAACCGGGGTGAATTCGGATAACTTCTACAAGGAAGAAGCATGAAACAGATCGCAGCAGCATTGGTTAATGCACAGCGTAACTTTGCGCCGGCATTGAAGGAAAGTCTTAACCCGCATTTCCGGTCAAAGTATGTTGATCTTGCTGGATGCGTTGAAGCGGTGATTGACGCCCTTAACACAAGTGGTATTTTCCTGATGCAAGGAACCCATGAGTGTCCTGATGGGGTTATCGTGGAAACTTTGTTCATCCATGAATCCGGCGAACAGATTACAGCCGGGAAATTGCACGTCCCAGCATCTAAACAAGACGCACAGGGATATGGCTCGGCATTGACCTACGCTCGACGCTATAGCCTCATGGCGGCTTGTGGGATCGCTCCTGAAGATGATGACGGTAACGCAGCTTCAAAGAAGTCTGCTAACAAGAACGTACCGATCAAAGCGGCTACCACTGATATTCCTGTAAATCCAGAAGATGAAGAATATCTGAAAGAACTGGCCGCTTCGCTGGTTGAAGATATTGAAGTCGCTGGAAATGTGAATCTCGCCTTCAGCAAGATGGAAGATGCGAAACTCGATTCAGATCAAAAGCTAATCCTGTGGAACATTTTGCAACCAAACTCGAAAACACGATCGGCCCTGAAGAAAGAAGGCGAGGCACGAAGGGCAGCACATCAAGCAGCAGTCAAAGCGGCTGCTACCAATAACACATCAGGAGCAGCATAATCATGGCATCTGTAAATAAAGCAATCATCGTCGGATCGCTCGGCAAAGACCCTGATATTCGCTACACAGCAGACGGCAGCGCAATTGCCAACATTTCTGTTGCAACTTCCGAATCATGGAAAGACAAGGCGAGTGGAGAAAAGAAGGAACAGACAGAATGGCACCGCGTCAGCTTTTTCGGAAAGCTCGCAGAAGTCTGCGGGCAATATCTGAAAAAAGGGTCACTGGTCTATATCGAAGGTTCTATCCACACTCGAAAGTGGAAAGACAAGGAGGGCCAGGATCGCTATACCACCGAGATTCGTGGAGACAAGATGCAAATGCTTGGCGGGAAGGGTGGAACTCGGGAAGAACCAGCGGAACCGGAACAGCATGATAATAAGCCTTCCTCTGGTGGATTCAATGATTTCGAGAACGACATTCCCTTCTGACATTGCCCGTTGTGTATCTGGTCATGCTTATTTGGGATAACGTGGAGTTCAGCGGGGCGCAGCGCAGCGGAGCGTCCGCTGGAACGCAGGGTTAGACAACATTTTGGAGAACAGCATGAAATGGTGGAGAGTGTTTTTTAAGGGCGGAGATGAGGATAGGCCGCATGAGGAAGTGTTCGGCGTAAAGGCTGAAGATATTGATGGCGCAAGAGCGCAGGCTCTAAAAGAAATGCGGGAAGAATTCATGATTCGCTACCCCGAAATTTACCGAATCGAAGAAAACGGCGATGACATCGTGACCGACAACATGACCGACGAAGACTTTGCAGCAGCGGTTGAGGCGACATGCAGCCCGACCGCCAAAGAGTTGGACAGGCTTCGCGCCATCGAAGCGGCGGCACGAAATCTGATAGCAGTAAAGGGACGACACCATTCAGAGATTGCAATGTGCCGGCTCATTGAGGCATTGACGCACAACGCAGAAATAACCGGCCGCGCCAGCGGTCCGGGTTGATTGACGGGTTAGCAGCCCGCCCGTTGAAGGCGCTGCGATTTTGGAGAACCACAGATGCGAATTCATACCGACCACAACGGCGTTGCCGTGAATGCCATTTCCTCCCTGAGCGACGGCACCAACGTCGAAGGCCACCACTACCAAGTCCTTGCCGGACCGAAGATGCTGACTGTTGAATTTCAGATTGGCGGCGTTGCCGACAACGGCGTCAATGGCGTGACCAACGAAGCGTTGCTGGCGATCTTGATTCACCGGACGAAGTTTCTCGACAGCAAGTTCGGGTGCGACGAGAACAAGCGGGCCATCCAACACATGGAAGATGCGTTGTGCAACCTTGAAGTGCGATCGGCGCGGCGGATCGTTCGTGGCGTTGAAGGCAAGGAACTGGCGTAACACTGGCTGCCGGTGCAAGTTTGGGCCGGCTGCTAACGTAGAGTTGAGCGCCGGGGAACGGCGCGAGGATAAACTATGATCGAAGAGAAAAACGACCACGCCGTTACCCGTGCGCTCGAACGCCGGGTTATGCCCCTGCCTCCGGTTTTGGATGTGTGTTGTGGGCCGCGTGGAATGTGGTTCAACAAGGCCGACAAAAGAGCGATGTTTGTAGATAGGCGAAGAGAGACTCATATTTTTGACCATCCAAGCGGGTATCGTACCGATGTCATAGACCCTGACGAATTGGCGGATTTTACAAATCTACCATTCCCTGATGAAGTATTTTGGCTTGTGGTGATGGATCCGCCACATATAACACAGACTGCAAACACGGGACGCATAGTTAAACGCTACGGAATGTTAGAAGGTGATTGGCGCGAGATGTTGCGTGTCGGTTTTTTAGAGTGCTTTCGAGTACTGAAGCCAAACGGAACTTTCATATTCAAATGGAATGAGTGCCGCATACCTATCAAAGAGATTTTGCCATTAGCACCGTTCCCGCCTCTGTTTGGGCATAAATCAGGGAAAGCAATGCAAACGCATTGGGTTACTTTCATGAAGCCCGGTGAAGATGATGATGGGGCATAACGCCAAGGTAAGCGGCGGCGGTGCTTTTCCGCCGTCCGCTTGACCGACGTGTTAGGTGACGGCAATGGCATACGCGAACAAGGACGACTACAAGAAGTGGTACATGGCGAACCGAGAGCGTTTGATTGCGAAGGCGCGGGCCGCAGAGTTGGCGAACCCAGAGAAAGCCGCACAGAAGAAACGCGAGTATTTGGAACGCCACCCGGACAAGCGCAAGGAAACAAACCGCCGTTATATGAAGAAGCCGGAAGTGATGGCAAAGCAGCGCGAACTAAGAGCAACACCAGAACGCAGGGCGAAAGCAAAGCAGTTGCGCGAACACTATCGGGACACGCTACACGATTGTTTTGTGCGCCGATGCTTGGCGCAGCACTTGAAGATCAAGGGCAGCGAGATACCGCAAACGCTGGTTGATGCACACCGAGAACTGATGAGACTGAAAAGGGCACTGAATGAAAAACTGTGACGAACTACGGGCAGAACTTGCCATGACTTTCGAGAGATTGAAGGCGGGAGAAATAAAACCAGGTGAAGCCGCTGAACTAGCCAACTTGGCCGGGAAGATGATCGGTAGCGCAAAGGTGCAGGTTGAGTATTACGCGCTGCGGAAAGAATCACCGCGCATCGAGTGGCTTGAGTCACCTAACGTAAGTTCTACAGCACCATCGCTGCATAACCTAGACACAAATCAAGGTAACTTGTAATCTTATCAACAGCTTGACCTACTAAAACTCGGGCAAACCCTGCAAGGTGAAATATGAACCAAATTACACTTCAAGCCGCTAAAAAGCTCATGGACAAGATCGAGAGTGCCGACGTCCCTCTTGCCGTCTTTGCTTCCTATGGGTCGTGGCACGCTACTAAAGTAACCACTCAATCATTCAAGGATCAACTCAGGCTCAGACCGAATAACTTCATCGGGGTGTTCGATGTTTATTGCAAGCTTGAAGACCTTGCCGAAGACCTAGAAGCGGCAGGCATCAAATGACCAATAACGAACTAGCCTACCGCCTGGCCCTGATCGCTCTCATGCGAGAGTTTGAAAAGGTATGTGATGCAGGGAACAAGATCGCTACCAGAAACAAAGCCTATCGAGATGCCTATCAACTTGTGGAGGTTAGAAGTGAAACCACTCCGACCGTCTGAACTCGCTGAACGCATGATTCTTATCCTCTGCTGGTCTATTGCCTGTTTCTTTGCTGGTAAGTGGATGGGTGAAGAACAGATGGAGGCCAAGCCTTGCGAGATGAAGAAACAGAGTCTCGACATGACCAAGGCGCAGGAGAAACGCTGGATAACCTACTGGAAGGCTAGGACATGAAATACTTTTACCGAATCATGCACTGGCTTACCGCGTGGGATTGTGATTTTGCAAGGAATACCGGAAGAAGTACGGAACACGTCGCCTACCTTGCAGAACGTAGGGATGAATGGGCGCTGCTGGCTTGGAAGCAAGATTACCCAATGAAAGGGTAAAGCTATGCGTCAATTTAGAAATTCGCAACGTCAAGATGCAACACTCGTTCTGGCGTACATTAACAGAAACCGAATTCATAAATATCCTCCTTGGAAAATACTTGGTAGGACAAATGAAGTAAAGGAAGGCGGAATCCGATTCTGGATTGACTTCAAGTGCGGAATGAAACGAATGTGAGATTACTTCACTGGAAATCCAACCCAACTAGCCCACTCCTGCCACAGGCCTATCGTAGCGGCGTCTTGTGCACAGTCTTGGATGAATCCTGTTGAAGCAACCATGCGTTCTTCGCCGGCTGCATTAGTTCCATCGGGACTGTTGGAAGTACCGGACACTCCACAACTACCGGAATCGACTGGCAAGCTGGCAATGTAGTTAGCAACAGCATTGGTACGAGCAGCAGCAACTTTCTTTTGTATCGCATCTTTAATCTCCTTGGTGATTTTTGAGTGTTCCCGTTCGATCCGCTCTTTCTCGACTTGCGCCGCCTTGCCCAAGGTCTCAACTTGCGCCTTGAATACCGCGAAGGAGCGTACTTCTTCTCTCCACAGCTTGTAGAACAACCCTGTAGCGATGATGAGCAGTCCGATGAGAACAAGTTTCCAGTTGGACAGTAAAAAGGTCATTTTCTCGACTCCGAGTATATTTTGAACGCAGCGGCTTGAAGTGATGCGAATGGAACCGTTACAGCGCCAATAACAGCAGCGGCCTCAAGTCCTGATGTAAGGCTGGTAGTAAATGCGTACTTCCATGCTTGGACAGTTACCTCCCAAGTCATCCATGTAGTGGCATACAGAAGGAAGGCGTGAACGCTAATGAAGTTCTTTCGCTCTATCCAAAGCCATATCACCTTCACGCCGATTCTCCGTCAAAATAAGGCCAATTAGCGCAATCAGTGGCATCACGACGACAAATAGGACAGCCACATCGGACAAGTGTAAGACCATCTCGTATCTCCCTGACCTCTGCTACCCCGTGTGTAATCTCTGATGGGAATGGGGCATCTTCCCTCAGTCTCAGGTTCTCGATATGGTGTTCCAGTAAGGTAGTCATTTCACCGCCCCCCATATCTCAGGTAGTTTGTTCGCGCTTCTCTCTATGTCATATGTCGTCGGATAGTGCCTCAAAGCCCTTGTAGCGGCTTCCAGGATGACTTTGGGGACTCGGATGAATTTCCCCTCACACTTGGCGTAGGGGATCAGTTCTTGGACTGCATCGCCCATCTGGATTACTGCATGGCTTCGTTCGTAAGGTAGCGTCATTTTCTTGTTTCCTGAAATGAGAATCAGGCTATAGATTGCTTTTCTGCTTGAATAAGCCGGTCATAGCCTTCGTTCTCGATTTGGGTACGATCATGCCCATATTTGGATGGTGTTCCTATTTTTGCTTCATTTGTTCTCAATTTTGCTACGTTCGCGTTACGTGAACATTCGCTATTTGCGAATTGCGAATGGCGATTACTGAAGCATCTCTGGTGTTACCGTTGTTCTAGCTACCTGCCCATACTTTTCATGGTATGTAATTGCCGTCATTGCGCGGTCAGCAATCCACCCTCCACGGGCTGCATATGCATCCCTAGCTGCGATTGTCGGATGTTGGATAACCGTCATTCCATTATGCTCTTTTTCCTCAACATGATGCCTGTGTCCAGTGTGACAGTACCGTTTTGTGGTTTCCCCCCACATTTTGGGATAGGTTGCGGCGAATAGCATAGGTAGGGCAGTGTTCTTTGACAAATGCCCATGATGGAAAGCCAGCATGGTATTACCTAATGAAAGGGCAAAATAAGGGGTAACTTCGTCTATAACTTTAACCCGTGGCTCATTCTCGAACAGCAGGGAGAACAGATGTCTCAACCAGACACTTGATGCCATATCGTGGTTCCCCTCTGAAATCACTACGATAATCTGTTCATGCTTGGTTAGGGCCGTACTAATGATGTGCCTTAGTATTCTTACGGCTACAGATACCACCTTGGGGAATCTTGAATCGGAATCCAGCAAGTTCCTGTGTTGAGGGGTTACGGAATCCAGGCTATCAAAGTGGAGGAAATCCCCAAGTTGGTTAACGATCCCGATCTTTGCGGGTGGGCATGAGTCAATCAAATGTCCGAATGCAGCGGACAGTACCTGTTCTGCAATTGTCAAATCCCAATCATCCCCACATTCGGCGGCCCATGCCTTCATTCCTACATGGCAATCTGTAAGAGTGTAGAGATTCGCCAGAGATTGGCTTACATTCTTCGGTTTTTGTACAGGGTTAACCCTGATTACGTCTTGGGAGAGGGCGTCTATCGCCTCTCTTATGGCTTGTTCTACTCTTTCCTCATCAAGCCGAGTCTTGACCCATTGGAGCTTTGCTTTCCCATCTTCATCATATAGGGTAGAAGTCCCCCTAACGACAAAAGGAGATGGTACGGTATGCGTCATGTCATGCTTTGGTGAATACCCTTGTTTAGCAGCCCTTGCTTTTATGTTCTTGATTGAAGTCATCAGAACTTGATGACTGTTTATCCCAAGAGCTTTAGCGGCTTTCCTCCATCCCCCTGCTTTGTTGATTGCGTCGATATATTCAATCTGCCGGGGTGTAGCCCACTCTTTCAGCCCTTCGTCAATCATCAAAACTCCTTGAAGTTCCAGTTCCAAAGGTTGCAGACTTCAGCGCCCAGCTTGTTGAATTGCGCATCGTGGTTTGAATGATGCTCATATCCTACCCTGTCTAGTGCTAAGTGCGTCATTTCATGCGCTACGGTATGAACAACGTCCTGATAGTCTTTGTGCTGGTTTCTGCTGATTGTGATCGTATAAGGGTCTGGTTCGTAAGTTCCCTTTGCCATCCCTTTCTGTATTACCTTGAAGTGGATTACAGCGTCACTAGGTAGGTTATATCGGTCAAATGGAGGCATTGCAGCAAGCATAGAGTAAATCCCTGCTAGATGACGCTGCGTTAGTTTCATGGGCTAAATGTTCTCCGTCCAGAGCCAGGCGCACGATCAGAAAGATGGCACCATCCTTTTGTAGCCAAAGGAGATTCCCGATAAAGGCCATACTTCTCTAGTAAAGCATCTGTAAGCCAATTGTCAAGGGCATTCAATGGGTCGTAAATATCAACCCCGCGCCCTACCTTGTGGGAGGAGTTTGGGGAACCTTGCGGGCAGTCTTGTGGCCTGAATCCGCCGTAGGTTTTACCGGATATGAGAGTCCCCGTTGCCGGGTTGTCTACAAGGTCAATATCGTTCAGGAAGGCTTCATCTAGGAGATTTGCCACTTTCTCCAAGAGGACTTCGGCGTTCTTCTTTACTTCTTCGGTAGCGTCTTTATGATCAACCCACGGCCCGAAGTAATCAGCGAGGAAGATCATTTGTGCCACCCATTTGCAGCAAGAACGAAGTAACACGCAGCAGCTACTACCATTGCAATAAACGAATGAAGTGACCACTTTCCGAAAGTCGCATACTTCTCATCCAGCCATTCATGTAGAGCTTCTTTCACCGCGTCTTTCGATTCTTCCTTGCTCAATGGATCAACCATGATTCGTTCCTTCCCGCCCTATATTGGGCAGATGCGTTAGTAAAGTCCTTCGTGTTTTGCGGCACCCATCACGGCGGTGAAATGGGGTTCAGTCATTTTTATTCTCCATTTGAAAAAACTTGTGACTTCAGCACCAACTCCCGCCCGCCCTCGTCATCCTCGATGCACCGCTGACAGTGATCCATCTTCCCGCCCTGCCAGATGAACAGCAGATTGATGACCAGCGCCAGCGGGTAGGCCAGAATGCTGATGACCTCGCCATGATCCCCGCGCTGGCACTTCCCGACCCGCGAAGAAAATGTCTCATCCGGATCTCCACCGATGATCGTGTTGACGAGTTGATCCACAGCGAGGAACAGGTTGTGGAAATACTCATACAGGACGAGTTTTATGCGAT